CGAACCTTAACAATGACTCTGAAAGTTATTCTTGGAGAACACCAGATCACCCGAACTGAATTGCTAGTCGGGATTGCAACTGTATCTGGGTGCGGTGCCGTAGCGTACTGCATATCCAAGTTCTGGGGCTATGGGGCAATTGCGCCCTACCCCCAGAGTGGAGGGAACCGAGTTACACGCGCATTGCAACGGGCTGTCATAGACAAAACGAAGACCCCGATAGAAACACGTTTCTATCCGCTTGACAGCCTGCGTACCGTAACGCCTAAGCGTGCCGTAGACAACGGGCACGCCGTTTCAGGAGCCGTACGTGATGCCGCTCGTCGTTTAATCGATGAAGCCATCACGGCGGTGGGAGGATCCAAATATGAGGTCAACCCGAATCCAAACTCAAGCACTGGACTGCGGAATCATTTTCACTTCGCTGTCGGTGATTTGGCACAAGATTTCCGCTATGACACCCCTGCGGATGATGCCTTCATCGTTGGCGTTGATGTAGATTATTACGTCACCGAACCTGACGTGTTGTTAGAACACATGCGTCCAGTGGTATTGCACACCTTCAACCCAAAGAAAGTGAGCGGCTTTGATGCTGACTCACCTTTCACCATCAAAAACAATTTGGTTAACTATAAGGTTAGTGGTGGTGCTGCATGGGTCCACCCTGTCTGGAATTGGTGCGAGGCCGGCGAATTTATCGCCAGCCGCGTCCGAACCAGCTGGTGGGACTGGCTTTTACAACTGCCCTTGAGAATGATCGGTTTGGAGAAAGTTGGCTATCATAAAATCCACCATTGTAGACCCTGGACAGATTGTCCAGATCGTGTACTGGTCTACACAATACCGCAGTATGTTATCTGGCGGTTTGGGTGGGTTGACTCCGAAATACACGTGCGAAAACTGAAACGGATTGAATACCAGGACGAAACTAAACCTGGTTGGAACAGACTGGAGTATGTGACCGAGAAAAACGAACTAATGGTTTCCATCGGCCGAGAGGGGGAGCATGCTCAGATTACCATCGAGAAAGAAAAGTTGGATATGCTCTCAGGATTAGCTGCCACCCAGTCTGTAAATGCTAGGCTCATCGGTATGGGACACAAGGACCCGCAATACACTTCTATGATTGTGCAGTATTATACTGGCAAGAAAGTTGTGTCACCAATAAGTCCAACCGTGTACAAACCTACAATGCCACGCGTCCATTGGCCAATAACCAGTGACGCAGATGTACCAGAAGTGAGCGCACGCCAATACACACTACCAATCGTGAGTGACTGTATGATGATGCCAATGGTTAAACGCTGGGAGACAATGTCTGAATCAATTGAACGTCGGGTCACCTTTGTCGCCAATGACAAGAAACCTAGTGACAGAGTCGCCAAGATCGCGGACACGTTTGTCCGGTTGATGAATGGGCCATGTAACAATCTCGTACCCTTATCGATCGAAGAAACGATTGAACGCTTGAACAAACCGTCTCAGCAGTTACAGCTGAGAGCGGTGTTTGAGATGATCGGAGTGGAGCCGCGTCGATTGATTGAGTCGTTTAATAAGAACGAACCCGGAATGAAGACTAGCCGAATAATATCTGGCTTTCCTGACATACTCTTCATTCTAAAGGTATCCAGATATACCTTAGCGTACTCGGATGTAGTCCTACATGCCGAGCATAATGAACATTGGTATTATCCAGGCAGAAACCCAACTGAGATCGCCTACGGGGTATGTGAGTTTGTCAGTGAATGTGACGCAGAGGTCATTGAAACTGATTTCTCTAACCTCGACGGCCGGGTTTCCGGTTGGATGCAAAGGAACATAGCTCAGAAGGCAATGGTCCACGCATTCAAGCCTGAATACAGAGACGAAATCATATCGTTTATGGACACGATAATTAATTGTCCTGCCAAGGCCAAACGCTTTGGCTTTCGATATGAGCCAGGTGTTGGTGTCAAGAGTGGTAGCCCAACAACCACGTCACATAATACGCAATATAATGCTTGTGTCGAATTTACAGCTCTCACATTTGAGCACCCCGATGCCGAGCCCGAAGATCTGTTCCGATTAATCGGACCGAAGTGCGGTGATGATGGTATTTCGTGTGCCATCATCCAAAAATCAATTAACCGCGCGGCTAAATGCTACGGCTTGGAACTCAAAGTGGAACGATACAATCCGGAGATAGGCCTTTGCTTCCTATCACGCGTATTTGTGGATCCGCTCGCGACGACGACAACTATACAAGACCCACTGCGTACACTGCGTAAATTACACCTAACAACAAGAGACCCAACGATACCACTA